TCCAGAATGATGACGGAACAGGAAACGCTGGACCTGAAGCGCAAGGAAGTCGTCATGAAGGACGACCTTGCGCGCGACCAGTTGGCCAAAGAGACGGAATCGGCGGTCGATTATGGCAAGGTCTGACAGGATCAAGGCCATATTGGCTGATCAGGACTTCCAGTGGGCAATCGAGCGTCTGGAGGCGCAATTGACCCGGAAGGTAATGGCGAGCGCGACAACCGACGAGGATCGCGCGGCGGCATTGCACACTTACCACGGACTGCAAGCGGCCAAGGCATCGCTTCGCAGCGTGGCATCTGAAGAGGAATCCCCGTGACCGAGAACTCCACTGGAGCGATCTCGCTAAGCGAGGCTGTCGAACGAGTTACGGCGCAAGCCGGGGCGGACGACGAAACCGTTGAGACGCAGGAAGCCGAAGGGACTGGCAACAGCGACCCCGAAGCGAACGAGGTTGAAGCGGAGGCCGAAACCGAGGATCAGGACGACGCGGATAGCGACCCTGAGTATGAGGTTGACACGGCCGAGGGCAAGCGTCGGGTGAAGCTGTCAGAGCTTCTCGAAAGCCCGATGTTCAAAGCCGACTACACGCGCAAGACGCAATCCCTCGCGGAGGAGCGTAAGGCGCTTGAACGGTCGGCAGCGGAGACTGCCCAACTCCGCGAGCAGCTTTCGGAATCCCTGAAGCGGTGGGCGGTGCCTACCGAAGCGGAGCCGGATTGGGCTGAATTGGCGACCAAGCTACCGCCGCAGGAATACAACCTGCGCCGGGTGCAGTGGGATCAACGTCAGAGGCAAAAAGAGCAGGCGCGGGCCGAGTTCCACGCCATGCAGGATCAACTGAGGGCCGAGGCAATAGCGACCGAGCGGAACAAGCTTCTTGAAGCATTCCCCGAGTGGCGAGACGAAGCCAAGTTTCTCAGCGCGGCGAAGCAGATGGCAGACGGGGCTACGGTCTACGGGTTTTCTGCGGAGGAAGTCGGCCAGATTGCCGATCACCGCATGATCAAGGTGTTGAAAGACGCCATTGCCTACCGGGAATTGCAGAAGGCGAAACCAGCCATTGAAAAGAAGGTGGCCGAGGTCAAGCCGTCGCTCCAGCCCGGAGCCAAGCCAAACCGCGACAAGGAGGCTGAGGCTGCACGTCAGAAGCAGCTCGCCCGGTTCAAGAAAGGCGTCTCCCTGAAAGAGGCGCTTGGAATCTTGACGGGCGAATAACCCTCAGGAGCGTGAAAAATGGCACAACCTGCCAACACCTTCGACAGCTACGACATGACGGGGATCATTGACGATCTGGTGAACCAGATTTTCAACATTGACCCCGACGACACGCCGTTCCTGTCGAAATCGGCCAAGACCAAGGCGTATAACACCTATCACGAGTGGCAGACTGACGCCCTCCGCGCATCGGCGGACAACGCCCACATTGAAGGCGGCGACACCACTGCGGACGCCAGGACCGCCACCACGCGGCTCGGCAACTACACGCAGATTTTCAAGAACGCCGTCTCGATTTCGGGAACTGACATGGCGCTCCGCAAGGCGGGCCGTGGCAAGGAAATGCTCTACCAGATCGGCAAGAGCATGAAGGAGCACAAGCTTGACATTGAGCGTGCCCTGTTCCTGAACAACGCTCGCGTTGCGGGTAGTTCCGTGGTGGCCCGTGAACTTGCGGGCGCCCCGGCGTGGCTCGTTACCAACCTTGAGTTCGAGGCGGGTAACGGCGGCGCAAACCCGACCGGCGACGGCACGAACGCACGGACGGACGACGGAACCCCCGTCGCCTTCTCGCAGACGCGCTTTGACCCGGCGATGCAACTCATTTGGGAAAACGGCGGGAAACCCGACACGGTTTATCTCTCGGCGTTCCAGATGAACCTTGCCCTCGGGTTCACCGGCAACAACGCGCAGCGCAACACGGTGAAAGTCGGTCAGGTCGAAAAGATGATCGACGTTTACCGCACCCCGTGGGGCGTGGTCGAGTTTGTCCTTTCGCGCGAAAACCGCGCGCGGGACGTGTTCATCTTCCAGGATGATATGTGGAAAGTCGCGATTGCTCGCGAAACGAAGCAGGAAGATCTGGCGAAGATGGGCGACAACGAGCGCAAGCAGATCGTTACGGAACTCACGCTGGAGTGCTGCAACGAAAAAGCGCACGGCGCCGTTTACGACAACACCACGTCGTAAGGAGAACAGGCCATGTCTTACAAGCAGAACCTCGGCGCGGTGACTGTCACCGCGTCCACTGTGACCGTGACTCGGGATGCTCACGCGGGCGTCCCGATTGTGCTCAACCGGGCGGCTGGCGTGACTGCCACTCTTCCGGCGGCGACCGGCTCGGGCGCGCGTTACGAGTTCATCCTTGCGGCGGATGCGAGCGGCAACCAGGTTGTGCAGGTTGCCAACTCGTCCGACACGATGATGGGTGTTGCCTACCTCGGCAACGACTCGGCGGGTGCGTCGTGCTTCTATACGGCGGATTCGTCCGACACGATCACGCTCAACGGCTCCACCAAGGGTGGTCTGAAGGGCGCTCGCGTCATTGCGGACGATATTGCCGCGAACGTGTGGGCGGTTCTCGTCTACTCGGAAGCGTCTGGCACCGAAGCAACGCCGTTCTCGGCTGCGGTCTGAGTGTATCTGAAACCGCTCGGCCTGTTCATCGTCAGCATTCCCAAGTGCGGATCGCAGACGCTTGAACGGGCAATCGAGCGGGTTTCTGGCGAAAAGTGCCTGCCCGGCCATATCCCGGTCGGACAGGCACGCAAGACGCTTGGCGAGATAGAGGCGTGGGCGCTGATACGCGACCCGTGGGAACGGCTCACAAGCGCGCTCAATTACGTTTACGGCGCGACCCGAACGCATCTTGACGATGCCATGAATGGGGTTTGCCGCCATCAAACCATCATCCTGAAGCCGCAAAGCTTCTTTGTGGACGGCGCCACGCGGTTATTCCCGTTCGAGGCGTTGCCGGAAGTGCTCCGGCTGATTGGATATGCAGAGGAAATACCCCGTGCAAACAGGTCAACGCCGCGTTGGACGGCCGAGGAAATCCGCGCCCACCCCAGAAGCGGAGAATGTGCAGCCCGATACTCCGCAGATTTTGCCCTCCGAGCCGCTGTTTCGGATGATCGTCACAAACCGCGCGATTTCGCTTGGCAGCGGACGGCGGGCGGTCCTGGGGGATGAAATCGAGGTGACGGCGCATCGCCGCAAGTCCCTGCTTTTCTGGAGGCAAGCGCGCGATGCGTGAGGAGTGGATCGACCAGGGCGACAAGATCGTTCGCAAGAAAACCCACGACCTTGACCACGCCTCTGATGAGGTCAGGTTGCGCCGGGAAGCGCCCGACATGCCGCTGTCTGATAGTTGGCACGTGGCAAGCGTTCCGGCCTGGGTGGTCACGGAATGGCTGAAGGAAGCCGGGGTGGCATGGGATGACCCTGCGGCCAAGGACGTTCTGCGCAAGAAGCTTCTGAGCGGCGACGTGGGTAAATTCCGGGTGCATGGGGGCACGTTCTGATGGACTTCGCCACGCTAAAGTCGCGCCTTTACAGCTTGATCGGACGCTATCCGGCCGACATTTGCTATGAGCTGGTGACGGCGGACATAAACGCGCGGCTCCGCGTGCGGGAAATGGAAGCGACCGATACGCTGACAGAGGCGGCGAGCGTGGCGCTCCCCTCGGACTTCATCCAGATGATTTCCGTTTACCGCGACGTTGACCCGAGGACGCCGCTTTCTCCCACGGATACTACGGGCATCAATCGGGCGCACATGACCTCTGGCACGCCCAAGACCTACGCCATTGTTGACGGGGCGATCCTGCTAAACCCCGAGCCTGACGGGGCCGAAGACCTCATCATCCGGTATTACGCTCGGCAGGCTGACCTGTCGGCGGATGGCGACACGAACGACATTCTGACCAATTATCCATCCGTCTATGTCTACGGGGTGCTGGCCCACCATGCGGCGTTGATCCGCGACGAAAAGGCGATGGCGATTCACGGCGCGGCCTACGGGCAACACATGAAGCTGGCGCAATCTTCGGATGCGAAGGCCCGCTATTCCGGGGCGCCGATTGTCCCGACCGTCAGGACCGCGCCGTGATCAGCGAATTTGCCCTCGGATCATGGTTGCCGGATGTTACGGATTACCGGAATCCGGGGCTGGAAGTCTGCACCAACGTCATTCCGGGGCCGGGCGGCTATAAACCCGCATATGGCGCGAATACCAGCGAAGGCGACGTGGGGGCTGCGGTTCTCTCGGCCATGTCTTTTCAGCGCGCGGACGGAACCAGGATTACCGTCTGTGCTACGGCCGGGGATTTGCACCACATAGTCGGCGGGACGGTGACTGACAGCACGCTCACGCTGACCCTGACAGAGCCGGTAAGGTTTGAGCGGTTCGGATCGTCCATTTATGCGTCTTCGAAGGAGGGCGTCTGGTATCTGGACGACATAGAGGCCGACAGCACGTTCGTTGCCGAAAACTGGACCATTCCGCACGGGCTTGCCATGGCGCGGGTGGGCGATTTCCTCTTCATGGGCAATCTCATCGACACGGATACGAATGATGCTTCCTACCGTGTCAGGTGGTCGCCGTATAACAACCCGCAAGGCGAGTGGGCCACGTCGATTTCGCTGCAATCCGATGCCGTGGACATGCCCGAGAACCTGGGTGTGGTCATGGGGATCACAGGGGGCAACACGGGGCTTATTTTCCAGCGCAACGGCTTGTCGCGCATCCAGTATACGGGCGGCCCGAGCGTGTTTGCGAAGCAGGTTGTGGACACGCAGCGGGGTCTTGCCGCGCCGTTCTCTCTCGCACAGGTCGGCGAGAACGTGTTTTACCTCTCCGATGACGGGTTTTTCGTCACGAATGGCACGGCTGGCCAGTCGATCTCGCGGGGACGGGTGTGGGATTGGTTCCTTGCGAACGCATCGCAAACCTACCTCTCGACAGTGCAAGCGGCCGTAGATTGGCCAAATCGCTGCGTAGTATGGACCGTTCCGGGGGATAGCGGCGCATTTGTCGGGCTCCTCTATTACAATTGGGAAACGCAATGGTGGTCCTACGTTGCGCTGGCGACCGACTGCGTGTTTGCGTCGGGGATTGCGGGCCTGACGCTTGAGCAGGTCGCGGCGATCTATACCGATCTGGACACGATGACGCTTTCCCTCGACTCGCCGTCATTCGCGGCGCGCGGGAAGTCGATGGCGGCATTTGTCGGCGGAATTCAGTATCAGTTGACGGGTTCCTCCCTCGCGGCGGTGTTTGAAAGCGGGGAGTTTCAACCGCAGCCTGGCAAGCGGGTATTTGTTCGCAGCGTCACGCCAATCGTGACGGATTCTAGCGATGCAACGCTCGTCACGATGACCGGAAGAGTGAGGGCTGGTGCCAGTTACACCACGGCACCAGACGTTGCTATCGGGCCTATCGGTTTTGCCCCGTTCAATTTCGATTCCCGTTTCGTTCGGGTGGGCCTGACCATTCCGGCCGGGACGACGTGGAACGATGCTTTCGGCTATCAGATCGACTTTGACGTGAGCGGCGACACATGACCGAGATTCGCGTTGCCACTCAGCCGACAGGTGGAGTTATCCCCGCCCGAGACGTGCCGATTGATCATCTGTTGATCACCGGGACGACCTCGGGAGCGGCACAGACGCTCTACACGGTGCGGGATGGCGTCATGCTAAAGGTGCGGCGGCTGGCGGTTGCTAACGTCACCGGCACGGCGGCGACACTGAGCCTGAATGCCATTCCATCGGGTGGGTCAATCGGGGATGGCAACGCCGAGTTGAAGGGCTACAGAGTCGCGGCGAATACGGCTGTTGACCTGACCAACATGGTGGGCGGGCTGTATCAGGCCGGAACGGTGATCAAGGCTTATTCCGGCACGGGCAGCGCGCTTGTCCTTCACGGATGGGGAGAGGAAGTCCTTTGACGCCGATTGCAGTCCCGGCGTCCGATCTTGACGCATGGTTGCCACGGATCGAATGGCACCTGAAATCGTTCTGCCGCAGCGGGCAATGGACGCCCGAGGAACTGGTCGATCAGATCAGGAGCCGCGACCGTCAGTTGTGGGTGGCGTTCGACGGGGAGGTGCGTGCGGCGGTCCTGACGGCTGTAATGGCAGACAGGCTGCAGACCGTGCAGATCACGCATTGCGCGGGCCGTGGGGCGGGGGATTGGCTGCACCTTTGGCCGGTCCTTGAGGGATGGGCGCGTGATATTGGCGCCA